CAGTTGTGATTTGATTGCGCGGTTGGATGGTAAGATAACTATTATTGATTTTAAACAGAGCAATAAACCTAAACAAAAAGAATGGATGCGAGACTACGAACTGCAGTTGGCGGCGTATGCAATGGCCCACGACTGTGTTTATGGTACCGAGATTGATGTAGCGGTGAATATGGTTTGTACTCCAGATCTATATTATCAGGAATTTAAAATTGAAGGCGAGGCTTTACGCCAAGCGAAATATGATTTTTTAAGGAGGTTAGATAAATTTTATGCCAAGTAACTGGAAATTTTTAAAATGTTTAATGGTAGCCTGTTGGGAGGGTTTTGTTGATTATTGGAAATGGGTCTTACTGTACTCTGATTGGACCTCGGTCCGTGGACCGTTGCCCGCGTTATTATTGTTAACATTGTTAATATGGTGTTTACAATGAAAATGTTTTTTGTAATTACTGTAATGTTAACATTTAATAATGCCGATATACGGGTTGAACGTGAATATAAACAAAAAAGCTTCCAGGATACCTGGTCTTGTCACGAATTCATAGCAGGAAATAAAATGACGTTGTTACTACCACACATACAAGCACACGGGGATAATTTACGTGGGTTTGAGTTTTACTGTGAGTCTAGATATGCGGAGGAAGTGTGAACGCTTATCGCAATGGTGAAATAGAAGCAATTAACCGGATCAATCGGTCGGGTAAATTGTTTAAAGAACCGTTGATCGCGGCTCGCGGAGAATATGATTCTTATGACGCCGAAAATAATGACAATATAGTAGAGATTAAACGTAGAAACTTCACAAGTGATCACAAAAATGCAATAGGTGGTTTAATTCTAGAGCGTTCTAAGTACAATGATCTTATGACAATAGCTGAAAACAACAATAAAAGGGCTTTATATTGCAATATATTAACAGATAACAAGGCATATATATGGGATTTATCTGAAATGACATCAAATAACTATGATTTTGGGTGGCATAAAAAAAATATGAATATAAGAACTTTTGAGTCTGAGGATAAAATAGATAAAAGTGTTGCATTATTGAAACTATCAGACGCTAAAGCTAAGGCTACAGTATAGGGAGATTTAGGGGGTACCTATGTTTATTTTTAACGAACTACAAATGACTACGGTAACGGTAGATTTAAGGTTAAGTGTATGAAAGTATTAATGAAAAGGTCTACCGTTTTACTTTTTGGAAATGGTAGAAGTGGTAGAGTAAAATCAGTTTTTGGCAGTTTTCTCCCACTTGGCGTGCGAAGACTTTTTTCTAAATTTTTACGAACACTAGGGGTCCCTAATTTTCCCTATACCACAGCCTCGAATACAGATATAAAATTATATGCATAAAAAAAAATTAAATCCAATTATTGTTAAGCCCGCTAAAGGCGAGCCTACTGTAGTTAAAGTTGGTTATAGGGATATAGCCATAGAGTGGATAACACCTGATTTTAAAACAGATACACTAACTGATTGTTTTGGGTGGTATTTAGCACGAGAAGGCAAAATACAAATACAACATTCAATAGGCGGACAAGAAAAAGCAAACACTGTACTGCACGAAATACTTCACGCGTGTGTATATGGAAGTGGTTTAAACCAGGCTAATGGACCCCTTAAAGAAGATGATGCTGAAGAGTTGGTTGTTAATCAATTGACCAATTATCTTATGGGTACTTTTAGAGATAACCCTTGGTTGTTAGAATATATAAAAGATAATATGGACAAAAGTCAATAGATATTTTATTATACAAAAAAAAGAGGTAAATATGGCTCTCACTAAAAAACAAAAAGATACTTTAAAAAAACACTCTGTTCACCACAGTGCAAAACATATGACTGAAATGAAAAAGTCTATGAATAGTGGTAAAACATTTACTCAAGCACATAAAAATGCTCAAAAAAAAGTAGGTAAATAATTATGAGTTTATACGAAAATATTAACAAACGTAAAAAAAATAAAACGTCTAGATCTAAAAAAAATAGTACTATTTCTAAAGATTCTTATGCAAATATGGAAGCTGGTTTTCCTAAAAAGAAAAAGAAAAAGAAAAAAAAGAAAACAGAAGCTTAATGGCTATTTCTCGGGGGCAGATACCAAAAACAACCACCGGTACTGGTGCTAACTATCGCAAGACTAAGTCTGGTGCAGGTATGACAGCCAAGGGTGTTAAAGCTTATCGTAAAGCAAATCCAGGTAGTAAACTAAAAACCGCAGTTACAGGTAAAGTTAAACCCGGAAGTAAAGATGCAAAAAGAAGAAAATCTTATTGTGCAAGATCAGCAGGACAGCTAAAAAATAGCTCTGCTAAAACAAAAAATGATCCAGACTCTAGAATAAGACAAGCTAGAAGACGGTGGAAATGTTAAAATAATTTATTGTCGGGGGACGTATGAAACTTTCAGAAGATATGCCGGTAAGTTTACCTGCTAAAAACCTTATTGCTATTGTAGCCAGTGCAGTTGTTGCAGCTTGGTTTGGGTTTGGTGTTATTGAAAGACTTAACTCCATAGAAACACAATTACAGCTTATAGAAAAAGACATAGAGGCCGCCAACGAATTTATTTCCGGTGTGCCCAAAGGAGATATGGTTTCTCCACAGATTCAAGAACTATATATGCTGGTAGAATATTTATCAGGTAGTGTAGAAAAGATTCAAGAAAAGGTTGACGAAGAAATACCTAACATTGGAAAGAACGCTATGACTATAGAGTTTCACGAAGATAGACTAATAGACGTGGAGGATAAATATAATGGGAGTAATTGAAGTAGTATTCTTGTTAAGCCTTTGGACTCATCAAGGCGAAGAACGAAAAGTTGAAGGTTGGTACCACCAAGATAATTTAAGTACGTGCCTAGCATCAAAAAGATTTGCTGAGAAAAACTCAGGCAAAACAAATAAATATACTTGCTCTATTGAAAAATGTTTAATGACAACTGATTCTACAGGTGCTAAACACTGTGATAAGGTTATTAAAGAATAATTTAGTCGGGGGACACAATGGAAATTCAAGACATCAAGAAGTATTTTATATACATACCAGTAGTAGCTGCGGTGCTATCATCGTTGTACTATGGCATAACTACATTTAATTCTACTATTCAATCAATTGAAAAAGCTGCAATTGATATAGAAATGATACGTAAAGATCTTGGATATTGGCAAAATGAAATGACCCGAATCAAAGAAGACTTTACTAGAGAAATGACACGTATGGCTACTGACTTAGCTGAAGGCAGTGCTTACATTGAGGCTAGCCGAGACAGCTCATACAAAACTGCAGACACTGTTAGACAGAACAGTTATGATATTAAGGAACTAACCAGACAATTAAATGGTGGTTGGTAATGGAAATTAAAATTTATGTTATTGGCTTTTTACTTATCACTGGATACCTCTTATCAGCAAACCAAGTATATGCGGCCAATGAGTATCTCAACAGCAGCAGCGGTCATTGCAGTACCGGCAGCATTGAGCCTTATTTTGATTATACTATAAGAGATAGCGAAAGTCATAGTGGTACCTACTTTACAAATAATGGTGAAGTAACTACTTTGATGTATCCTAATGGCCCCAGTCTTTCTGATGAATGGCGTGGTGGAGTACGGTTTAGATTTAATCTTGGTTCCACTTGCAACAAACAATTTAAAAAGCACAATAAAGAACTTAATGCTTTACGCATTGAACTAGAATTATTGAAGCTATGTGGTCGTTATAAAAATCTTGAACTAGGAGAACAATTTGCAACCGTACGTGAAAAATGCAAAGATATACAACCTAAAGAAAATTATGCTGAATGATATTCTAACAATACAATGGAAAAACATTTGCTAATCAATGTTAATTATGCTATTGATTAACCTTCATGGTTGCAATGCCCCACTTAACAGAAAAGCAAAGAAAATTTGCTGAACTTTTAGTTTATAATGAAGGTCGTATGACTCCAACAGAGTGTGCGATAGAAGCCGGCTATGCCAAAGGCTCCGCTTATTCAGAAGCTTCACGTCTTAAGAACGCAAATAATTATCCTTTAGTCGCAAAGTATATTGGGGAACTAAGAGATGAAGCTAGAAAGAAATATGAAGTTTCCTTTGAAAGTCATGTTGCTGAGTTAGGTAAGATTAGACAAGAAGCATTAAAGAAAGGTGCCTTCAGTGCAGCTGCCAACGCAGAAGTAGCAAGAGGAAAAGCGGCGGGTTTATATATAGAGCAGAGAATTAGTCTTTCTGGTAAGATAGAAGATATGTCCATGGAAGCATTAGAAGCTAAGATGAAAAAGATTTATGATGATAATAAAGTTATTATAGAAGGAGAAATAATAGAAGAAGACAAAACTGAACCCAGCGAAATTAAAACTAAGGATGTATTAAATGAGAAAAGCTAAGCTACACACCGATCACACAGCTGGAGTCAAGAAGAGAACTTCTATTGGACAGAGTATAAGATCAAGACCTAAGCACAAACACAAACGTAGAATGTTTAAAAAGAAAAGAGGACAAGGTACAAGATGTTAACACTATATAAAAATCCAGAAAACGGATCACCTTGTTTTGTTATAC